TCTCCGCCCCGTGGACTATTCGTCGTGGGAATAACCAAACTTTCATAAGTTCAGGTATATCCCTAAACGCAGAACACTCGGAGGAGGTCAGTGTTGGTGTGGCCCGCCGGAAACCCACCGGCTGGGTAGCTCCTACGAGCTATTCTTTAACGCATAAAAGTTATCGTCTAGCATACGGCGTCACTGACAGTACTAACAGAAGTATTGTCGATACTTATAGTGGCGTCGTTGGAGGCTCGAGATTTAACAGTCTCGATCACTTCAACGAGTTGGTTCAAGAGAACCAGCTTGATGCACTCATGGGCGACAAGTCTAATCGGGCCCTTATTAAGGCTCGACTGAAGATGAAGCGCTCTGATGTGAATCTGGGGGTTGCATTTGCAGAACGCAATGCAACGGCCCGGATGCTAGGTGACACAGCCATCCGATTGGCGAAAGCCTTCAATAACTTGAAGCGTGGTCAAGTCCGTTCAGCAATGAATGTCCTTGGCATTTCGTCCTCGAAACGCGAACCGCGTGGCAGCAATGCTCCGCGTAAGTGGTTAGAGCTCCAGTACGGGTGGAAACCTTTTGCTTCCGATATTTTCGGAGCTTGTAACGCCCTAAGCAAGCGTGACAAGAGTGACTGGGTAGTCACTGCAAAAGCCCAGGTCAGAGAAGAGTACAAGTTCATGAAAACATGGACTTCGCTCGACTACGGCAATGGGATAGCTGATGCGGAAGTTGGTGCTTTTGTACGCATCGACGCTCTGCCTCAGAACGACCTAGTAATGTCGTTGGCGTCTCTTGGAATCACGAATCCACTCTTAATTGCGTGGGAACTCGTTCCTTTCTCCTTCGTTGTGGACTGGGCTCTTCCGATCGGTACATGGCTAGATTCTATCGATGCCATGCTCGGTTATGGAACCTCATACACTTCGACAACGACCCTTATAAGGTGTCGTTGGAGTGGCTCCGGGGCCTACGGAAAGTGGGCCAATAACCCTTCGGTTACTATACGGAACAACTATAAGGAGTGGAAACGATACGTGAAGTTGGTGCGTACCGCCCAAGCGGGCGTTCCGTTACCGACGTTTCCGGGCCTAAAAGACCCGGCTTCCTTGAGCCATATGGCCAATGGGTTGTCGTTGCTTGCGTCAGCCTTTGGTAAACGTTAATCCTTTAACTTAATTTAACAGGTATATTAGCTATGCCAGCTATCGCTGCTTTGTCCATTAATGATGGACTTGCCACTCCAGTCGCTCACAGCTTCGCCCCCGTCACAACTGATGGGAGTGTTGCGAAGTGGGCTGATCGGTCCCCGTCGATTCCTTCAGGGTTCCGTACTATCTCTTTCGAGGTAGCCGCCCCCTCGGGGTCACGGATCACCAATAAACTTCAGATGGGCCTTATGAACCCAACTGTGGCTACGGTGAACAGTGTCGACCAGGTTGTCCGGTACTCGAGTGCTCAGGTTACCCTGAACATTCACCCGGATGCCACGCTCCAGGAGCGGAAGGACCTTTTGGCGTACTTGGTGAACTTCTTCGCCAATGCTACGGTCAAGACCTCCGTTGAAAACATTGAACCGTTCTATTGACGGGGCGCCGTTAGGCGTAACGTCAAGTGTACGGAAATGGCGAGTGGTTGCCAAGGTAATCATTCGTCTAGCTGAAATCCTGTCGTTATTTGTGAGACGCAAGTCTCCATAGCAGCAGAGTCAGTTTCTTTTGTTTTCCTCCTTAATAGGATGCCTAATTATGGCCCGTAAACGTGCCAGTGGTGTTGGTTTCGGATTCTCTAATCAGAAGCTAATCGAGCTCTTGGCCACTCCTCTGGGGATTTACCCCAGGGGTGAACTTGGCCGAGAAACCTCTCTTGACTTGTCGAGTCTTGAGAGTGCTCGAGGGTCGCTTCTTCTAAGAGAGCTTTTCTCTAAGTACGATGACGGAAAACCGTCAAAGGAAAAAGAAGAAGTCACGTGGAAGAGATTCCACGAGGCCGAGGACTTGTGTCGCGATACAAACTCATGGGTCACGAAAACGTTCCGCTATGATCCCTTTTGGAGGGCCGTAGCGATGCGCCTAAGTGACTCACTTGGAGTCTTCTCGTGGGATGAGTGTGCGAAGGGCTTCGGCTTCGGACCTGGTTCAACAACCAGGTTACCCCGACGCCTAGCCTCTGCAGCCTATAAATATTCGGGTCAACCCGAAAGCACTTTAGGCAATGCTACCCTAGCGTCATGCGCAATTCGTATGATTCCGATGTGGAACCACATCGTGTGCTCTAGCACAGAGGGGCCTCGCCAGCCTGTTAAGCTGGTGAAAGGCAATAGCATTATTACCGTTCCGAAGAACTATAAGACCGACCGAACCATCGCTAAAGAACCTTGTATGAATATTTATATTCAGAAGGGCATCGGGCGATGTATTAGGAAGCGTCTTAAGCGCGTAGGAATCGATTTAGATGACCAAAAGCGCAACCAGGAGGGGGCCCGAATAGGGTCCCTCGATGGATCGTTAGCTACCATTGATTTATCAATGGCCAGCGACACGGTGGCGTTAGAACTCGTCTCTTTCCTCCTACCTAACGACTGGTGGTGGGCACTTGAGCAGTGCCGATCGCCGGTAGGCGTTCTTCCTTCTGGAGAGCTTGTCGCTTACCAGAAGATTTCGTCAATGGGCAATGGGTTCACCTTTGAACTGGAGTCGCTCTTATTTTGGGCGATTTGCCAGCAGGTGGCTTGTTCGAACATTAACGAAACGGACTGTCGAATCCTTGTCTATGGGGACGATATTGTAGTCCCCACTGACCAAGCGGAGCAGGTTCTCTTTAGGCTATGGCAGGCTGGTTTTAAACCCAACCTGAACAAAACCTTCGTGACCGGTCCGTACAGAGAAAGTTGTGGAAAACACTACTTTCAAGGAATCGATATAACCCCGTTTTACGTCAGAAAACCGGTGCGAACCTTAGATCGACTCTTCCTGTTGCATAACAACGTTTATCGTTGGTGTGCTCGGACAGGCATCGATTTAGTCGAGGTCCTAACAAGGCTTCGCAAGCTAGCACCGGCTTCCTGGCGTGAACCCCGTCTTCCTGATGGATTCGGTGATGGTGCCTTCATCGGCGCCGTTGACGAGCTCCGTTTGGATTCTCATCCTTATGGGTGGGAATGCTGGCAGGTCGAGGCTATTGCTGTTTCACAACAGCAGTTGGCTGACAACTTACCAGATGGACAGGTAATTGCGAGTCTCTTGCAGTTATCTACTTGTGTGAATTCTCCTATCGAACGTGAGTTTGGTATAGAGGAGCACATGAGCGGGCTTCCTGTGAAGGAAGGGGGGTATCAGACATGTCTAATGTCTATACCGCGGTATGCCCCTGCGTAAGCAGGTTATCGGTGGATTTCCACCTGGGTGAAGGGCCTTAAGCCTTTCTGAG